TATCGCCTCCTGCAAGTACGTTACCTGAACCTGCTAAGATATTTTTAAGTACTAATTGTGCCATATTATTTGAATAATGCTCTTATATGTTCTCCTGCAGCCAATGATGATCCGAATGTTAAAACACCTGTAACCGAGTTAAATGATACATCATTCGCATCTAAAGTTACTGGATTAATATCTTGCACCTCTACACCACCTCTTGTTACACTAAAGCAAGTAAATCCAATTGCACCAGGAAGGGTTACAGTTGTTTCTCCTCCTGTAGCTGTATAGTCATACATCTTAACAATCTGACTGCTAATATTGATTCCCTCTTGAGTTACCTCTACACCATCTATAGAATATCCACCAGTTCCTTGTAAGCTTACACTATATGTAGAAGCTCCTTCTACTGGTCCACTAAGTGATACGTTGGTTAGGTTAGCTAGTCCTGTTAAGATGGTATATCCTAATAAACCACTACCAGTTCCGTTATCATTATCTATTGAGAATTTGATTGTAATTGGAGTCTTGTCTAAAACTAATTGCAATAAATAAGCATAATTGTAGTTGTCGCTAAGAGATACAAAGCCATCACAATTTACTGACCATGTAATAAAATCATTTTTATATTCTCTAAACCATGCTGATGATTGACTAGAAACCTCTACTTGCTCAACGCTAGTCTCAAAAGAGCAGTTAGTTGCAGCACCAAAAGGAACAGCAGTACTTGTTGCAGGGTTAAAGTAGTATAAGACTATATTGGTTCCGTTAATTACTGATGCCATGTGACAAATTTAATTTATTTAAAGTATTCTATATAATTTATAGTTGCTGCTATATCTGTATTGCTTATTTCTAGTAAAGTACCATTCATAGAGTTCCCTACATAGCTAATGCTTGAGTTGCCTAGCATAAATGATTTACTATTTACGCTTATTTGAGCTGGATCAGTATCTGTTGCTCTTACCATCTTTGATGCGTTTAAATATGGATAGGTAGCATTTGTTGTGACAAAACTACTTACTGAAGCATCTATGTTTATGATATTTTTACCATAAGAGTTTATGTATTGTTGCATTAACAATTCTCCTAGACTACCATAAGAGCCAGTCATACCATATCTATACCAGTTCAATAAAGGACTAGCATCTGATTTTAAGAATACACCAACTGCTGTAGGGAAGCCATATAATCCTCTAAATCCAAAAGGAATATCAGCTTCTTTTTTATATTCTTTGTTATTGTTTAAATAAGCAAAGTAACCAATCTTATTATAGGTATATTCAGCAGTTACAACAAATTGACTTACAGTACAAGTATTACCTACTTGGTTATTAAATTCTACTGTTAATTGACCACTTATAGGGCACGGCTTAGTTGTAATATTAAATACACCATCATCACCATCAGGTATAATATATCCTGAACTTGCACTACTTTGCCAATCTAGGTCATTGTTTAAATAGTAAGTTGTTGTTCCGTCAAATACAGTCATTGATATATAGCCTCTTGTACCAGCACCACCATTCAAAAATAGCATTGAGTATTTTAAAACAGCAGAAGCACTAATCTTTGGCATAAAGCTGTTAATCATTCTAGTGTAACCTCCACCACCTGCTCTTACTAATGTGATTTGAGCATATGATTCTGTTGCATTATCTACTATAAAAAATGATGAACCTGCACCTACGTTAGTTACAGTCCAAGATTGTGGAGCAGAAGTTAAATTAGGATATATCTTTAGATTACCATTATCTACAAGGTTTTTAGTATAATCTATATCTACAGAATATTCAACTCTATTAAAACCTTTTAATATTAACTTGATTTGGTCATTATTAATAAAGTATAAACCACTAGTGTTAGCAGAATACCCCTGTATTGTACTTAGAGTGTTTAGGTTACTTCCACTAGAAACAACTGCACCTAAGTAATTATATTGGGTAAAGTAATTGTTTGTATTAGCGAACTCATTAACTGCTACTATCCACCACTTGCCACCAGCTTGGAACAATCTACAACCAAAAGACTTTACAATCTTATCTAATACATCGTAGCTATTCTCGTATGTATAATCATCATTCTTAAATGTTCTTAATGGTAAATAAGTTTGGCTAAATGGTTCGTATTGTGTTCCATCTCCCCTATCATTCATATCAAGTGCATAATAAGAGCAAGATGTCATTAGATTAGGTGTGGTAGGAAAATTCAAAGAGTTTAAACAAGTTAGAATATATTCTAAAACACTTTTTAGACTATTAGTTCTATTGCCTACATTACTAATATTTAAGGGTATGTTTCTAAGCATACCTAATCCGTCAACACAAGTAAATGCCAATTGCTTTCTACCTGATGTATAGGTCATTTGTATGTTATCGCTTAGTGTAAACCCAGTCCACTCTAAATCTGATCCTAAAAATAACTTTACAAAATACTTTCTATCATTAACTGTTACAAAGTCAGGTATGTTGGCTAAATTATCAGTTACATCCATTACAACGCTAAGTTCACTAGCATACATAGCTTCGTAAATCTCGTCTCCACTTGGTATATAACTTAAAGATATATCTACACCTATAAACTCTACTAGTGTAGGGGCAGAAGGCAAATCTTCTTGTAGATATAGGTAAACAGTCTTGCTTGTCTTTGTAGCAAAGGTTATTTTATATTTATCGTAATATGCCATTATCCTCTTCTATATTTTAATGCGGTTTCGCTTCTATTCATTGCCAAAACTAAGTCTTGTCCTTTAATTGTAAATGTACCACCACTTCCTGAATCAGCCATTAAATCTTTTAATTTATCTAAAGGAGCAACTACTTCAGGATTAGACTTAGCACCTGGATACTCTCCTATCAATCCCATTGTAGGACCAGATACAATGCCTCCATTAGCAAACCCCATAAAGTATTTAAACAATCCACCAAATCCACCAGCAGCTTTTTTAGATACTGAAGCTGCAGCAGCTAAAGGTCCGTTTGTTGGTAATAGATTTAACACGATAGAAAAAACTAATGCTTTCATAGCAGCAGCTGCTATCTGTTTAACCAAATCCATAAACATTACACCTAAAGCCTCTCCAATACTCAAACCTTGCTCCATTGCAGACCATAATCCCATAAAGGCATTTGTAACATAATTAGAAATAGTACTAGCCATTAATAAATATGCTTCTGCTTGATCTTTTATTAGCTTGTTTGTATTTACAATAGCTTCATTGTCAGCTTCTCTTTGTGCAGGGTTTAAAAATTCAAAGAATGATGATTTAGCTCCTTGTAATGATTTACCAAAATCACCACTCATTGCATATTCTTCAAAAATCTTAAGGTCGCTTTTTCTTTTCTTAGCTGCTTTGGCTTTATCTGTTGGGCTTTCTTGTAGTATAAATCCTCCATTATAATCTTTTAATAACTTAGCCCTTTTTTGTATTTCAATTAATATTAGATTATTTTCCTTTCTTAAATTAGCAGAAAATGTATCTTCAGGTTTAATTTGTTTTGCTGGATTTAAGAATTGATTTTTACCTACTGCCACTAAAGCAGATTCGTTCATTTTCTCTAGCTTCCTTAACAATGTTTCAGCACTTAAAACATCTTCTTCTGCTGATTGAATATCAGGGTATCCTAAAAATGCTTGTAAAAATTGACTTGGTGCATTTGTTTTTGCTTTACTTCTTGCAATGTCAAGTTTAGCTCTTTTTTCTAATATTCCAACTTGTAATTCTGCAATTTTTTTACTTGTAACTTCAACTAATTGTTGCTGTTTTAAAGCCTCTGTATATTTTATAATAGCCCAAGTGGCAGTTCCAGTATTTTTAATTTTTTCAGCCTCTACTTTATTTACCTTCCCAATAATCTCTTTAATATCATTTAGTGCTTGTTTTCTTTCTCTTTCTGTATAATTTAAATTAGACGTAACACTTAGTAAACTATTTAATTGTGCTATGTCTGCATTCATGTAATTTACAGCACCTCTTAATTGATTATTTGTTTCTGCTAAACTTTTATTAAAATCATCAGTTTTTTCTTTAGCACCAAAAATACCCATATCATAGGCAGTTACAGCAGCAACTAAAGCAGAGAATGCTAAATAAGCTGGTCCTGCTAAATTTGCTATACCTGAAGCTAATGCTGGTAAGTTGTTCTGAATACCTCTAAATCCATAAGGTAAATCCTGAATTACCAAAGCAAGGCTAGTCCATTGTTGATTAGCAGATTTAACTGTATTACCAGCTCCTCTGATTTTACCTGCTGTTATATCAGCTTGTTTACCAATACCTGCTAATGCTTTTTCTACAGCAGCAGAAACTACCTTAAACTGTTCGGCATCAGCCTGTATCCTAATCTTTATTTGTTCATCTGCCATTATCTAGCGGTTTAGCGTTTTCGTATTTTTTAAGAACCTGATTTAACTCTTCTTGAGTCATTACGTTTTGTTTTACAAAGTTACGATTATCACAATCAAGCTCAAGTAGGTCTTTTGGTTTTACTTTTTTATTCTTCGGAGCCACTAAATTAACTAAAATAGTAGTTTGCCATCTTGTTCTAACCCATTCCTGCTCCTCTCTGTGTCTATACCCATACCACACAAAATCTAATTCAGACATCGTCATCTCCCAAAACAAATGGGGAAGCACTTGGCACTCCCCCATTGTATATCTTTCAATATCAATCCACTCTAATTTTTTTTTACTCCATCTTTTTTAGATTTCGTAACTGTATCAACACCACTATTCATACTTTCGTTTAAAACAAGAATAAGTTCATTAAACTTAGGACTAGACATTCCTCCTATATCATCAATCCAATCACAAACGTCTAAATCCGTAAAGTTTGGAGTTATACCTTCTTTGTATAACGGATACTCCGCTGCTGCTCTTAATAAATTAGTTATAGCATCTAAAGTATCTGCTCCTGTTAATACTTCTCCTATTTCTGCTGGTCCGATACCCTGTAACTGACAAAATCTTTTTAAAGACCATGTGCAGAAACGCATTGGTATGCTTGTGCCATCCGAAAGTTTTAATTCGTAATGTCCTCTCATATATGTTGTTGTTTTTGGTTATTAGTTTATACTACTGGGTTAGTAGCTTGTTGTAACTGACCAGTTCCTGTAAAAGATACTGAATAAGTTACTGGAGACTCCATGTCAGCAGTAATGTCCATGCTCTCAATGAAAGCTTGACCATACCAAATTAAGTCACCATTTACTGGAGTTGTTCCACTAACTGTAGTAAACTTAACTGTTACAGCAGTTCTATTTGCAATTGCAGTCATTAATTCACCTGTAGTATAGTAAGAAGCTGTAGCAGCAGGATCAACTGTAGCTAAACCATCAGTAGTTAAAGTCCAAGACTTAGCACCACCAATATGGTCTACCCAGCCATTACTTTGCTTTGTAGTGCTTTCTGGTAAATCTACTGAAAAACTTAAAGAACAAGATGTAGCGTGAGCTACCACTTCTGTTCCTACTAATACAACCAATGAGGTTCCGTTAAATACACCTGATGTTGGCATTTTTTTTTATTTTATTTTTTTATAATATTTGTGTCACAAAATGTTCAAATACAATCACTCTTCTAAAAATATAGGCTTGATCTATATAATCAAACAAAGCTTGATTTGAGCCCATATTTCTAGTTATAATTTTAAAGTTAGGACTAGCATTAGGATAATTTGCAGGGTAAACACCTATTATCTCTAATAACTCGTTAGCCCATTCATCTACTGACTTTTGACCAACTTCGCCCACTTTAGAACTTTTAAAAATTATGTCAAACTGAATTGTAACATTTGAGTGAAAGCTCATTTTGTCACTATTCTCTGCTGATGTCTGACTGCTTATAATAAGAAACGGAGGTTCTACACTATCAGGAGCTATGGTATCATAAACCCCTAAAGAATAGGAAGCCGCAGTTAACTTATCAATGTAAGCTTTTCTTATAGCGTATCCGCAGTCTTTCATTTATACAAATTTAGTCAAATTTATTTATATCTTGATACCCTTTATTCTCTTTATCATATTGCTATATACCTCATAATAAGCTAAGAACATATATGGTCTATGTGGCAAGTTTACTTGTTTTTTTGGATTATTCTTTTTAAAAGTAAAAGCATAAGCCTCTAAATCAGTTAAATTTACATTAGGATAAGCAGGTATTTGGAACTTGTATCCTGTACCAAATTCTACATAAGGAGCATATTTAACTGTGCTATTGTTACCAGCCATTAATAAAGCACCAGTATTATAGTTAAATGGTCTATGAGTTATACTTGCTCTTAAAGCACCTGTATCGACAGGAACATGACGCTTTGCTCTATTCTGCATATCAATCACAGATTCGTCAATAATCTTCTTTACCTGCTTTTCTATTGTTTCAGGAGCTTGTTTAAATCTTGACCTAAGGTCTTTTAAGCCTTCTACTTGTACTCCGAATGTAGCCATTATAACAATGTTGCACAACCAATAAGGAAATATTTATTTCTATCACCTTCATTGATTACTGAATTAATAAGATATTTCTTATTATTAAAATTTATAATAAGCTTATTATCAAATGTTTTTGATGTAGTATATCTTATTCTAAATGTAATATTATAGTCTAAGTTGTCCTTTAGGGCAATATTGTCTTTATTCTGATTTTGACGCACTATTTCAGCCCAACAAGTGTAATAGGTAGTTTCTGTATTAACATAGCCACCAGCTCCGTCAGAAGTGCCTGAAAGGCTTTTAAACGTAATCCTATTGTGTAGTTTACCTATCATTATAAAATGTAATTTATTCTCTTATAAGGCTTCATTAATTCGTATGCAGTAGTTAGGTTAGCACTTGGCTTACTAGACTCTACGCTTGACTCTCTATACTCATAAAGGTCAGCCAACATCTTAAAACAAGCTGTTCTCATAGTAGGAGTAGGATCACAATAACCACAAGTATATGTAAATCTATATTCGCCTCCTGGATAAGAAACAGTATATACTTTCATGGTATTTGTGCCTAAAGTATAATAATCACCTTCTTCTAATGTTAACCAATCTTGTCCATTCCAATATTCAACTGACATCAAAACACCAACTGGCACATATGGAAGCTCGATAAACTCACTCATAAAAGCAACTACTTGTAAGTTTCTTTGTGTCATAGCCACACCAGCATATTGCTCTAATCTTACTCTTGCTGAAGTAATTAAAGCTTCAATCAATGCATCATCTTCTGAATAATCTACTCTTAGATAGTTTTTAGCCTCTGCTAAGGTTATTGCTTCTGAAACAGTATCAGATAAAACCGCTATATCTCTTACAATTTGCATCCTGTATGTTTTTTACAAAAATAGTCAAAATTTAACGCATTAAAAAAGGGGTAGTTTTTGG